TGCTGCTGCTGCAGTTGCTGTTGCTGCTGAATATCTTGTCTGGCTTGCATTTCTTGAGCATGTTGAGCTTGCTGTTGTTGTGAGTTGTCAATGAAATCATCTTCAAACTCTTTCAAAACACCTTGAATAAGAGGATCGTCTATATCAGCTTCTTGTTGTGATGATGTCTTCAATGGCAAGCTTTTAATTGGTGTTATCATTTGAGTTGGTACGACAGCATTTACAGAGTTCATCCTATAATCTATTATATGACTATAACAAAATAATAAATTGAATTACGCGCTAATTTTCACTTATATTTGATTTGATTTTTTGGATTTTGTTACTAGGTTCATCATTTACATCATATGGATTTAGTATTTCTTGTTTTTGTTTATTTTCACATTTAACCATATAAGGCTTATATTGATAACACGTGTCTTCAAGTTTGAAGATCTTATCTTGAACTTCATCTATATGTGGTGCAAAATATACTACACAACCTGATTTGCATACTCTATGAAACAATAGAGCAATGGCTAGGCCAAATATAGCACTGACAAGCAATTGACCAAATTCAGTATATAGAATTTTATCAACTGATGATCTAACAAACTCAGTCATTCTAAAAAATGCTGAGAAATTTATACAATTGGTTGCTGAAATACATCATCTGTACAAGCAACTTGTTCTGACTTAAATTTGTAACATTCTCCTGATAAACCCATATATGTTAATTTATCAGAATTATATGGCGTAGGATACTTTACTACAATTTTGGGTTTCGGTACATTAATATAGACATATACCAATCCAATAACAAATGCAATAAGAAATGCAACTATGTTTAGCCTAAAAACCTTTTTTGTACTTGTTGTCATTCTATTTTTTGGTAATATAAAAGATAAGGACATGGAACTTCTGCATCTGTATAAAATAAGTTATAGCCATTAACATCATCCGAGAGTTTGTAATAATGTGTTTTATCAACAGTCGGAATGTCTTTATATTCTTCAGCGCTGTCATCAGAATACTCAACCCACTTGTTCTCAGTGTGTGAGAAATATACATAATGCCCACTGTTCTTAGATTTACCTATATGAAGGCCCATACCAGCTAGTTTGTATTTATGCCCATTATGTTGCCAAGAATTTGGAATCTTTAGAGGTACAAAGCTCTTTTTCAAATTTGCATTGAAAATATTGAGATTCAGCTTAATGATACTAGGATAATTGGTTATTTTATCTGTTCGTATATAAGGGAATTTTTCGGGTGTTTTTACAGGAACATTATCAGTAACATTATAAACATTTGTACATTGAAGGTAGTCATCTTCTTTTGATACTTCTTCTTTAATTCCATTGTAACGACTTGTCAATATACTACCAATATCATGTAACTTATCGGTGTTGTCAAATTGCACAATGACTTCAGTTTCTTTTATTTCATTTGGTTGCTTTACTTCATCGCATCTTAGCACCTTCTTTTCTTTCTTTATAGTCTTAGGAAATGAAAAATTAGTTTCTATTTTGATCTGAAATAAATCATTTACTTCTGTATTATTGAGAACCTCAAAGAATTTGAGCATAAATTGATACATATCCTCTTGATTTTTAACTGAAAAATGTTCTGATTTTGGAAGATTTTTATTCAAAGCTTTTACAAGATCATTAATTACTTTAGATGGCACCTTGTTATTTTTGTAAGCATCATAAAAAGCACTGTAAGCATTTATGAGAGGATTTCGTTTTTCTGATGGTATATCTTGTATGACTTTGTTAAATTCTGGAATATTTGCCAAGGCTTGTAATGATGCATTTATATAACATGAATTACCTAAATTTGTAATACCGCAATAAGTTGCTTTAGTTGTCTTCGCTGTATTGGAAGTCTTATCTGTTATGCATCTACCTGTTTTTGGATTCAATACTTTACCAGGTGGGCAATCCTTTGTTGCTTTAGCTGCTTCGGGTTTTGTTGTAGTCACATTTGCAGTCTTATCTGTTATGCATCTACCTGTCTTTGGATTCAATACTTTACCAGGTGGGCAATCCTTTGTTGTTTTAGCAGGTTGATCAGGTTGATCAGGTTGAGCTGGATTAGGTTCAGTATCAGATGTCTTTGTAGTCTTTGTAGTCTTTGTAGTCTTTGCAGTCTTATCTGTTATGCATCTACCTGTCTTTGGATTTAATACTTTACCAGGTGGGCAATCTTTTGATGTTTTTGTTGTGATGTTTGGCTTGGGCTCTACTTTTTCCTTTGGTTTAGGAACAGGCTTGTCTGATATTACAGAGTATGTATAGATTTCTGGGATTTCTTTGTATTCAAAAGACATATTTAGCATTTTATGTAATGTTGCTTTTGACTTATCTTTTTTCCATTGATCATATAGTTCTTTGCGCTCTTGAAGATATGTATCATATAGCTGGTCTTGAATATTTCTGTTTGTTTCATACTTTTCAGCATATTCAAATTTCTTATTATCAATAATCCTTTGTTTTTCTTGCATATCATTATTATATTTTGACAAGCATAGTTTCACCTTTTCAATAGGATATATATGCCGTTTTTCAATATGGTTAAAGATGGCATCTGATATATCAGAAACTGCAATACTCATAATCTAATATTTATATATATATTATCTTGGAGGCCAATATCTAAGGTCTAGGCTGTGTTTGTTCAAACATTCCTTTATAAAATTCGTCTAAATTTGTATTATCTGACAACTGTTCTTCATATAATGATCTTGGAACATATTTGATGATTGTTTTTGGTTTTGGACATGCTGCTAAGTTGCTATAATAGCCTTGTATAATTAACACTGTTCCAACAAATAGCAAAAATATTGCTATACTTTTCATAGTTATGATAGTTCTTAATATAGAAATAATATAAAAATAATAATATGTCGGACGACTAGCCAACGATTTCATTCTCATCTGGCTTCTCTTCTTTTGCCTGAGACCATGGATCTACCTTAGAGAGTTCATCAGCTAGCTCAGAAACTTCAGTAGTTGTGTTTGCAGCTGCAGAAGTCTTGGAGTTGTTGAGTTGTTCTTGTCTCCTCTTCTCAAAGAGTTCATCTTTGCTATCCATATTTTCCTTGTATTTCTTCATAAGTGTATTAAGCTGTGACTCAGCATACTCTTGGTTTTGAAGGTCATTTGGATTGGGTGACCATGGACACCAGCAACCAACTTCTCCAATAAAAGTGTCAAACTTGTTGTCAAACTTCTTGATAAACTCAGCACGATTTCTAGCCTCGTCAATAGTATCAAACACACCGCGCACCTTAATGCCACGAATAGTAGTCTGGAAATTATTATCTCTGTGATAATCAGCTTCAATATCTGAGGAATTCACTGACTTAAAGAACTTATATTGCTCATTCATCTCATCTGCATTCCAAATGTAAGCATGATTTGTCTTGATAGTATCAATGAGATCCTTAGAATCAGGATATTTGCTTTGAATCCCGTTGAAAAGTGTTGTCATATCTTTGCTGAATGAATTAAGATATCTGGTGAAATAATAAGCTTCTTTATTTGTGATTACATCCTCTGGACTGATGAAAGAAAGAAGGACATAATTTTGTCCCCTGATCTTCTTATCTTCATCTAAATAATCAACTTCCTTGGTGGAGACTAAACCTTTCGAATCTGTCATATGATATACTGAATGAATATAATCTTATATAGTTTTTATCAAAAGAAAAAAATATATTATTATAATATAGATATGGAATATTCTCTTGACCTGTGGCAAGTGCTTGTTAAACTAATTAAGTATGCTATTGAAGGCCTGGCTGTTGCTGTTGTTGCCTATATTCTCCCTAAGTCCAAGTTGCAACCTAATGAAATCCTTTTCATTGCCTTGAGTGCTGCTGCTGTTTTCTCTATCCTAGATATTTTGGATCCTGGAATGTCTAGTGGTGCAAGACAAGGTGTTGGTCTTGGAGCCGGATTCAAGCTTGTAGGAGGGTTGGCTTGAATGTCTTAATACCTGGATTATTTTTTTACTTATTTATAGCGGTGGCGATTGTTTAAATTCATAATTGAGTTCCTCACAAATTTTTTTCCAGATTTGATCCTGGACGTATAGTTTCTCCCTACTTTTTAGCAACGGGAAATGCTTAAGATATTCATTTAGTCCCAATATCTCGAAGAATTTATAAAGAACGTAACTGTATGATAAGAAGTTCTTTCGGTCACTTGGACAATGTTTTAAGAAAGGCCCTTGGATATCTCTGAACATGTTGCATAACTTTTCTTCCAGATCTGGTGAAAACTGAGGAGTTGGTATTCCATTTATTCTGTTTATGATATAATTAATATGTTCATAATATTTATTTATTCGCAGGCGCTTTAGAATTTCGCGCATTTTGTTATATGTGATTGTTTTGGTATCTGTTATCTTTTCTTTTTTGATTTCATTCAGAATCTTTTCAAAGATCTCATCTGGAATATCTGTGCTTTCTTTGCCCTGTACTTGGTTGCACCATTCTCTGAAATGATTTATTCGCTTATAACTGAAATGGGATGTATCTTTATTGTTCTGTTTCAGGATAGGTCTGTTTTGTTCTACAAGCAGAAGCTCTTGATAGCCACATGTATCACATATGATGATTGCATCATGTTGAAGACATACCATATGCTTCTTACATCTTTTACATAGCTCAAGGTCGTCGTGATTGAGCTTTTTGATGTGCTGTTTATTGGTCATGAAGAGATATTCATCTACAAGGGAACTTTTATCTGTAGTCTCCTCATATGTTTTGAGTATATCATTGGCTACTGGTGTCTCGGGTTTTATATTATGTAGGGCATCTAATATAGTCTTATTGGTAAATTTGATGTTACTATGTTTTGATGTATTGATAGTCTTTGACTGTTTTTCCAGCATATCATAGTAATTAAAAAGTATGTTGCTAGTTTTGTTGTAATAGTCAATTTCATCATATTCATTGACTGTCTTTATCTTATTTTTTATTGATAGTATTTCTTCAGTAAGTTTTATATTGGATGTCCATAGCATATAGTATAGTTCTGTTTGATTGTCTGATGAAAGCTCTTCAATTCTGTTCTTTATAATGGATTGAGAATGCAACAATGCATTCAAAGAATCAATGAATGATTGTTTTTCTTCAGTCTTCGTGACAAATGTCTTTATCATTTTATTATGCATTACATCTAATGTAGCATTGTCTTTCAGGTTATTAGCAACATTCAATCGTTTTTTTGAAGTTTTCTCTTTGAACATAAACCTGCATATATTGAAGTATTATGACACATTCTTAAGTAACTAATTTTTTTCTCCTCTTATAGTATAAAGAATATAACA